AAGAAAAGAATTTGGTCGCTCCTACTCATTAAGAGATCGAGTAGAATTATAACGCCACATAAACACTTTTCTTTAAAAATATAAGTCGGGAACACCAAAGCCCAAGGGAAGAACCGCATTCTCATCCAGATAAACTGAAAGCAAATACTCTACTCCTAGCTTGGTGTAAGAAATCCCAACTGTTTCCAACCTATGATACAGATCAGATAATAAAGCATCCCTATTAGGATGCAAGAAAAACTCACGCTGCGCAGCGTGAAGCTTATCTTGTAATACCGCAAAGTGATCTTTCCCTGCAGTATAATACGAGAGTGTATTTTGAATCACTCTCAATTCTAACGGACAAACTATTTTCTTTAATAAGTTATGATACACAAAACTCCGTTTTAAAAAAGTAACTTCAGAGATATCCTGAAAAGGAGAAGAAATCGGATTTTTCATCGAATCAGTAAAACCCATATTCACACTCTCAAAGAACTCCTTCATTGTAACGGCGTTTAACGTGTCATGATGTTTTCTAACCACATTTAATTTGTCATCTCCATAAACAAAATCGTCTACAGAATCCCAAAAATCAAGCAAAGTAGGATGCTTGACGTTTCTAAAATACCAAATAGCCGTATACAACTTATTAACAATACTATTCATTATAGCGGTTAAATAACTTCCGGAAGGCATCGAATGCGTTGTCAAAAACGTATCTTTTCCCACAACAACAAGAGAATTAGTTAAAGTACCTACTAAGGCCCACAACAAATTTTTATTCGTGCTCAAGCTCTTATCCACCAACACCTCAGCAACTAACTGCTGCAATTCAGCATTCATACTACCATCCCAATTTTTAATATCTCCTGCAAAAACTTTACCGGAAACTAACCTCTCATAAATTAGAGGCCACTCTTTAACAGGATTACACCCTACCATAATTTTATTAAAACTACGATGCGACATGATGTGCTCAACCATTCTACCAAAGTACTTCTTAACCAAATACTGTTGCGTTAGCGTACCAATGCGAAAACTTCTGGGTACACCATCTTTCTCCTCATTACGCAGCTCATCTTTCAAACACTCTTGCCAAACCACATGACGCCAATCAACTTCTCCGGAAGAAGCTTTCACCTCAATATCATGAATCATATGAGTAAATAGATCAGTGGACTTCTTATCAACAAAATTGATATAATCCTCTTTGTTCTTACTCAAACCAAAACCGTTGGAAGAATCTTTATTTAAACCTGCCAACAAAGTGGTACCACCTACTACCTCTCCATCAGACAAAACACCAAAATCGCCAATCATAGAATTCAAGACCAATCGACAAAATCTAACTTCGGCTTCTTTCAATGCTACACAAGGTGTGAAAGATTTCTTACTCACTTCTTTCAAGGTGTCCTTACCATATTTGTTTAAATCTGCGGGATACCTATCCACTGGATAAATCCCATACAACGCAGAATCAACAATATTCGAGGAATTTGGAGTGTGTGACTGCAACCCGGTGCCAAAAAACTGTATAACACTACTATTTTCTCGGTTTTTTCCCGAAAACTCAAAATCCAACTTCACCACTGGTTTCTTCTCCTCGAGTATCTCTCGTAACTGAGTCAACACAGAGACACTCAACACAGTAGCCACTCCAAAATCCTCCATAACATGTCCCGCAACATGCATACCCAACACCCCTCGCATAGTAGAAAAGAGTATGGAACCACATAAACCAGAAGCCTGAACATCATACGTAACATAATCCTTCTTCGTTAAATACTCTTTAACTCTCTCTCCAAACCGAAAACTGTACTTACTCACTGATCCTAGAGTTCGTGGAACATCGATTTTACGATATCCAAGACCGGAAATCAAATAAAACTGTTCTTTTCCGTCATTATTCTTCCCAAACCATTGGGACATCGACTTAAACGGAGAAGGAAAACTTTTAGGTAAGGTATAGAGAGCAACATCATACTCATTATTCAAATACTCTCTCTTTATTTCAGTAAACTCCAACCAAACATGATTCAAAGCTTTAGAGCGATAAATCTTGATCTTCATAAATTCCGCCGGACTCAAGTGAGCCGGTAATAAAATTGACCTGCCGCTCACTAAACATTGACAACTCATTTCAATATCCTCAGATCTAATAGTGCATTCAAAAGTATTCTTCATTAAACTTTCAACTGCATTGTGTTCTCCAGCAGTATTCCGTGTAAACTTTTCACCTTGTCCAACCAACTCTACTGACTTTTCAGAACCAAACATCGCATATACGGCATAGATAACCAAAGCAGAAATAACACAAATAACACCACCGACATAAAAGTTAAACTTCTTCTTTATGTCTCCGAGTTGCTGCCACAACTTTATATCTGCCCAGTTCTCCATAATCTTGCACAACTCATCCTTTAAAAGGTCAGCTATTATCGAACCAACATATGAACCAAAAAAAGAAAAAACTTTTGATTTAATATTCATATCCGAAACAAAGTCTAAAAATCCTTGACTAGACAATCCTTCATCCGCTGAAACAAACGCTTCTTCATGTTCTTTAACTACGAATTTAAAATTCCCAAGACTTATATCTGAAGCTGGATAACTGACAACTGATTCTTGTTTAGGAAACATAATATCTCTAACTGTATCACGAATCACTGTCAAATTGGCATCTCGCGTAGCTTCAGAAATAGTATGAGATCTTTGGATATTTCTCTTTTTAATTTCAAAAGCTTTGATAATCGAGCCCATCCAAATTCTAACACCTTCCATATCACTAGTAGAATCAGCAATAGAGAACGCCTCAGTAATTAATTTGGACTTATCGAGCTGATCTAGCTTAAAATAATCGGGAAAGCCTTGTTCAAATCGCTTGGTTTTCAAACTATAATGTCTAAACACCACGCGACCTTTAAACAAGCCCTTATCGAAAATTAAACCACCAAAATCAAAAACAAACGCTCTTCGCCAAAGAGCTTCAAGATTAGCAATACCATCAGTTCTACACAACCCATCTAAAGTCATAAACTGATTAGTAGATGCCAAGATAGTATGACTATTAAAAAATTTAGTGTCTTTCAATTTCGCTTCTGCACACTCTAAAGGCATTTTAACACTAGATACCATATTAATTATGGTACGCCATTGACTGATACCTTTTTGACCAACGTCATCCATATAGAAAACGTCCTCAAAATTATAAGAATCATAAAAATCTTTGCCCTCATTAATATCAGGAACTGAATGGCAATACGTACTACACCCAAGTACTGAAAGAACTTGATTCAATAACACAGATTTGCCACAACTGGGAGGTCCCTCAAAGACAAATAAATTGGGTTCTACTCGCGAAGTTTCCTCATTCGCTTGCACTATCTTTATATGAAAACGCCACCTAGTTAACAGATCCGCAACTGAACCGCAACGCTTACACCAATCCTGTAATTCCGAACAAGATTCAAACTCTTTGTTCAAAGTCATACACTTAATTCTGTAAGCGACTCCATTAAAGATGCGCTTATCCTTAGAAGCTTCTTCCATTAAACGTTTCATCTCACTCAAAATACGATGCTTAGATCCGAAACCAACATAAGAAAATAATCGAACAATAGATTGAGAAACTTCCGGACCTATGCCTAACACCTGCGTAACATACAACAAAAACTTCTCTAACAAATCAAACAATCTCTGTAAAAGAGAAAAGTCGTCCAATACCTTTGTACTAGACAACAAAGTAATGTGTTTAAGCACCTCCTTCAATTGATGGGGTAAAAACGGCATAGCAGTAGCCAACAACACAGTTTCTAAACCCTGGGCTTGCAATTCAAAGTGATCAACTAAACTATAAATTGAAAGACAAATAGACAACAAGCTTTCCAACTTACAATTACTATCTGACCTCGAAAATGAAATAAACTCCATCAAAAGCTTGACGACTATGAGAGTAAATCGTTTATTCAACTTCGAAAAAACATTCTCCGCACCATTAATAATACTAACAACTTTACTATGCGTATCAATCAAAGAGGATATCATATTGGTAAACCCACTAAACAACCCAGTGGAACCTTGAGCATCTAACACACACCTTCTCACTTGGCTTCTAGGCATGTCTCCGATAACACGAACTTTAAAACTAGTGAAATCAATAACTGCTCCTTTCATCGCACCGAATCTATCAGCCGTTACGTCTCTCAACTCACCAGTTCTTACATACAATAACTTATAACTAATTTTTTGTTTTTTTTCAGTATTTTTATTTTCTTTTTTTGATTTTTCAGCGTCCTTTGAACCTTGATTAAATTTCTTATTTTGACAATTCATTTTGGTTTCTTTATAATATATAATAACAACTCCTAAACTAAGCAGCTCCATGCGTACCATAGGGGTGAGCAGTTATAGAAACTATTCCCAACGGGGAAAATACAAAAAACGAAATTAATAAATAATCAAATATATAAACATAAATCGGTATTTCATGAGGCCTCGAGCAACCAACCATCAAGGGGACGAGCCTTGACCATTGGGGCGTAAACATTAATTTTAAAATAAAATCAGCTCACAACAATTCTCCTAACTTGCGGCTCCATGCGCACAAGGTGTGAAAAATATCAGAAATCAAATTCTATACATAAAATCAACGAATACACTGAGTTTTGTTACTTTATCATAACGCGAGTTTTCACGTACGCTATAACAATCAGCTACCAAAACTACGCAGAAAGGCTATTAACTGCGTATCCAGTTTCCCGGATTTACCTGTACCTTCTTAAAAACACTTCCTAGCAACCTTATTCAGAAATAGGCCATAAAGAAACGATCATAATGGAAAAGCAGCGATACAAAATCGCTCTAAAATCGAATACCATGGTTGGAAAATTTAACTTTGACAGGAACGGAGCTAATGAAAAGAAAATCTCTTCATCAGCGCCTTCCTAT